TGTTCCAATCGTTTCCGCACGCGGGCTTCCCAGCGCCAAAGGAAGCGTTCGCAGTCATGCGCTAACTGACATGGGAGAAACTGATGGACAAAGACTTGCAGTACTACCTCGACCACCCGGAGGAACTACCTGACGACCCGGCGCTGCTTGCAGACCTGGCGACGCAGATGAACACGCCTGTGGTGGCGGATGATCCGGCACCTACGCCGGCTGAGAAGGACGTAAAGAAGGAAGACCCGGCACCGTCCGCCGAGCCGGAGAAGAAGGAACCCGAGGCAGTCAAGCAGGACAAGACCGAAGAAGGCGACATCCTCATGCCGAGCGGCAAGGGCACGATCCCTTACGCCGTGCTCAAGACCGAGCGTGAGCGTCGCCAGGCTGCTGAATCTGCTGTCTCCGAGCTCACCCGAAAGGTGGAGGAGATCCAGGCGCAACTCGCCAAGGGCACCGATGCTGGTGACACCAAGGCCGAGAAGCTGACCGAGCAGGCACTGGCCACCATGGACCCCGAGGAACTTGAAGCGCTCCGCGCCGATTTCCCGGTGTTCGGCAAGGCGATTGACGGCATGTTGGGAACCATCAACAAGCTGACCAAGGAGATCGATACGCTCAAGCAGAGCGAGCAGACCCGTGAAGTGACGACGAAGCGCGAGGCGGCCAACACCGTCCAGGAGCTGATCGACGCCGAGCCTGTCCTGCTCCACCTGCAGACGAACGATCCCGAGTTGTTTGCCAGGGCGGTTGAAATCGACAAGACCCTGATGAACAACCCGCGCTATCCGGACATGGCGTCGCGTTTCGCGAAAGTCTCCGAGATCATGGAAAGCACATTCGGTCCCTTCGAGGGCGTCACGCCGAAGGTCAAGCCCAAGGTCGAAGACCCCGCTCCGTCAGTCAACAAAGAAGCTGCAAAGAAAGCCGTCATCGAGAAGGTGGAAAGCACCAAGGCCACGCCCAAGTCGCTTTCCGACATTCCCGCCGGAGACCCTCCGGAGTCGGACGAGATGAGCCAACTGGAGAACCTGTCTCCAGTCGAGCTTACCGACCGCCTGATGAAGATGTCGGCAGACCAGCGCACCGCTTTCCTTAATCGAATGTAACGAGGAACCCTGAATGTCTGTACTCAACATCCCTATTGGGCACCCGCTGGCCGCCAAGGTCTTCGGCGCTGCCGTCTTCGCCGCGGTTCAAACCGAACCCGGCTTTATGAACCTCTTGTCCGGTGGCGCTCCGGACCTGTCCGGCGCCATGTCCAAGATCAAAGGCCAGACCTCTCCCGATTATCCGATCGTGAAGGTCACCGACCTGGCCAAGTCTGCCGGCGACACCGTCTCCGTCGACCTGTTCAATATCTTCACCGGCAAGCCGGTGATGAGTGATCGCCGCCTGGCCGGGCGCGGCATGAACACCTCGTCCAGCTCGATGGACGTCCGTATCGACCAGTCTCGCGGCATGGCCGAGAACGGCGGCAAGGTCACGCAGAAGCGCACCAAGCACAACCTGCGTCAAATCGTTCAGGCTGGCCTGACCAACTGGGCCTCTCGCCTGGAAGACCAGCGCTGTCTGGTTGCCTTGGCCGGTGCTCGCGGCACGCAGTCGTCCGTCGATTGGGTCGTTCCTCTCCAGACCGATCCCGAGTTCAACGACATCATGGTCAACTCGGTCCAGATTCCGACGTACAACCGTTACTTCGCGGCGAACGACGCGACGACTCCGGACACCATCGGCACCAACGACTGGCTGTCGCTGCGTGACGTCGAGCGCATCGCTGCGATTATGAAGGAGTCCAACGTACCGCTGCAGTCGGTCAAGGTCAAGGAAGACAAGTACGCCTGGAACCAGCCACTCTACGTCCTGTTCGTGACCGAACGGCAGTGGGCCTATCTGAAGCGTTCCGCGCTGACCAGCAACGCCTACAAGGATGCACTGACCAACGCGGTCAAGCGCTTCGACGGCCAACGCCACCCGTTGTTCATGGGCGACTCACTGATGTGGGCCGGCATCCTGATCAAGCCACTGGGCCGCTACGCGATCCGCTGGGGCGCAGGCGATCAGATCACTGTCCCGACGTCCGCCAACGACGCGACCGGTACCGCCTACACGGTGGCCGGCGGCATCACGGTTGACCGGGCGATCCTGGTCGGCGCCCAGGCACTGATCAAGGCCTACGGTAACGAAGGCACCAGCGACTACTTCTACACCTGGAATGAAGAGCTGGTTGACCACAAGAACTCCGTCGAAGTCAGCCTTGCCATGATGGACGGTGTCGCCAAGACCCGCTTCACCATCAACGGCAACCTGACCGACCACGGTGTCGCTGTCATCGACTCCTACGCGCCGGACCTCGCGTCCGCTGCTGGTCAGTCGCTGTTGGCCTCCGCTTCCTAATCTGACGGGGTGGCTCTGGTCACCCCACTTCAAGGAGTACCAAAATGGCTGCAATCATTTCCGGGGATCGTTACAAGACCCCGTTCGCTGGCGAGGACGGCAACAGCTCGTCCTGGTCCGGCTACTACAAGTTCCCGGCTGCGGGCTCGATCGGCGACACCATCGACCTGTTCGAGATTCCGGCCGGCGCCAGGGTCGACGAAATCTGCGAAGTCCATTCGGCACACGGCGGCTCCGCCGCTCTGACCCTGGGCTGGAAGTACAAGGATGGTTCGACTACCGGCGCCGGTACGCCGAGCGCCAACGCCCTCAAGGCTTCGTTCTCGACGGTCTCGGCGGGCAACAGCCAGCTTACGCTCAACCCCTATTCGCTCTTCTCGTCCAACGGTGGGGTGAATATCGCGGGCGTGGTGGACAAGCCGATCATCGTCTATGCCACCAACTCGGGCTCGGCGATTCCGCTCAACGGCGAAATCTACGTCAAGGCTGCCGGCGAATTCGTCGGCACCAAGTAAGACCAGAGCGGGGGCTTCGGCCCCTGCTTCCAGGAGAAAGAGATGGCTGATATTTTTCTGAAGTACGTCGGCAAGAAGCCCTTCGCGATCGATAGCATCGGCGGTACCGGCGTCATCTGGGAGGGCAACGGCGACATCCAGCCCGTGCCCGAAGGCGTGGCCGAGAAGCTGTTGAAGCACCCCGATCAGTGGGAACGAGCCACCAGTAAGGCTACTGAGAAGGCCGCTGCCGAAGCCGGGAAAAAGAAGACTGGCGCCAAAGAAAGCAAGGCTCCTGTCACTGCGCCGGAGCCCCCGGTCACCGAACCCGAGGCCCCGGTCACCGAACCGGAAGCAACCCAAACCCCGTCTGAAAGCGACTTCGCTGCGTGAGCACGCCTCTCTCCGCTTTCCTGCCTGACGTTGCGCTGGATTCGCCAGACTGCCCGCAGGTCGTCATCGAGTACCACGCGATCCGTGTACTCGCGGACTTCTGCACGCAGACCCGTTACCTTACGGAGACGCTCCCCAGCATCAATGTCGTGGCAGGAACCTCGGAATATGCGCTCGCGCCCACCGTTGCATCAGAGCGGGTTGTCCGTGTCGAGAAGGCCTGGTTCTCCGGGGATGAGCTTTTCCCGGTAGATGAGGATGAGCTCGACGCGGAGGTGCCCGGTTGGCGAACCGAGACAGGAACGCCGAGACTGTTCATCACCAGGCAGGGGCAGAACGGGATCACTCTCGTCCCCACGCCGGACGCCAGTGTCAGCGGTGCGCTATCGGTCAAGGTATCGAGGACGATCGACATTACCGCATCCCCGCTCCCGAATGCTTTCGACAGCGCCCTCTACCAGAACTACGGCGATGGTCTGGCCTGCGGGATCAAGGCAAAGCTCATGCTCCAGCCCGGCAAGGCCTGGACCAACCCAGAGCTCGCTGTGGCCAACGGCAGCGCCTACGCCCTGGCCATTGCCCGGGCTAAAGCCGAGGTCGATTCCCGCAAAGATCGCGCTCGTCGCCGCACCAGGACATACTTTCGATGATCAAGGCCTCCGACATCATCAGCCGGGTACGCACGGTGATCAACGACACTCGGACGGAGTATCGCAACACGGATGTCGAGATGTTCGGATGGATCACGGACTGCCTCAATGTCATCCTGACGATCCACCCAAACCTTTTCAGGAAGACAGGCTCCATCGACCTGGTGCTTGGCGCCAACCAGTCGGTTTCGGGTATTCAGGGGGCCGTCGCTTTTGCAGCTATCCCAGGCTATCCGAAGGCCGACCTTGCTGCACTGGACGCCTTCTCCCCTGGTTGGATGCAGGGAAACGCTGGCGTGCTCCAGAACTGGTCACCAGGCGTCGGCACCCCCGATAGCTTCCTTGTCTATCCACCCTCTCCCGCCGGCCAGTCCGTACTGGTGGATTACATAGCCACGCCTACCCCCATAGCCAGCCTGAACGACCAGGTAGCTATCCCCGACAACATGGTTGCGCCAGTCGTCCAATACTGCGTAGGCATGGTCGAGTCGAAGGACGACGAGCACGTCAACAGCAACCGGGCAGCGCAGGCCAAGGCAGAGTTCATAGCACAGATCAACGGAGCCTGACATGGGGCAACTCAAAGTTTCCGACAACGCAGCGACAACCCTGGCAGTGTCTATCACGAACCGTGCCTCGATAACTACCATAGTGCTCACCGACGCCTCCAAGTTTCCAGTGATAAACAACGGGGGGATTGGCAACGACTGGTCGTATGCGACTCTTTATGACGCATCCAACAACCTTGAGATCGTAAAGGTAACTCGCCGCGATGCCGCCTCTAACACGCTGACCATTGTGCGGGGGGCCGCTACAGGCGTATCTGGCGTCACAGATGCTTCTTGCCGAGTTTGGCCTTCGGGAACGTCTGGTGTTGCTTGCCGCTTGATCGCGCAAAGCGTTAATGATCTTGCCGCCTTGCTCGCGCCGGGGGCCATCGGCACCAACAGTATCACCGACGGGGCGGTTACCTCCAGTAAGCTAGCGGCTACCGGCGTAGCCCTGCCCAACGGATCGACAGCGACGGCGCAAGCTGACACGGACAACACCTCAAAAGTGGCTACTACGGGATGGGTCAGATCGGCGATGGCGGCTATCGCTTCCGCCGCAGGGTTTGTGTCTGCGACCGCTATTGGTGGCGCTCAAAATTACGACTACGCCACCGCTTCTTTTGGCGCAGGATATTTGAAGTTCCCATCGTGGCTTGGAGGTTTCATAATCCAATGGGGGCATTACTTAGTAGGCTCGACAACGAACCTTAGTTTCCCAGTGGCTTTCACGGACAACCTTTTTTCCATAGCTATCACGCCTGAGATCAACGCCCTGAACCCAAACTGGGCTAAACAGCAGCCAAGACTGGTGTACAGCGCAGGGGCTAATAACAAAACATCTATTCTTGTTGAAGTCATGGACGAAACTGGATCGTGGGACTCATACCCAAGCTACTACAACTGGATAGCCATAGGGAAATAACCATGAAATACTCTCCATCCACAAAGGGGTTTTACACTGAGGCCATCCACGGTGAAGACATGCCCTCGGACGTAGTTGACCTTTCAGACGAAGAATACCAAGCGCTGTACGCAGGGTTATGCGCTGGCAAGATGATTGTTGTTCAGGAGGGCGTTCCCACCCTCAGCACCCCAGCACTTACGCAGGAAGAAACCATAGGGCGCTACGAGGCGGCTCTGGACAACCATCTCGACTCCGTAGCCCGCCAGCACAGGTACAACAGTCGTATCACCTTCGCCCTACGTGCTGGGTACCCTGGCCCATTTCATGCGGAGGGGGTAGCTTTCGCAACCTGGATGGATGCGTGCAACGCTCAGGCTTACCAGATGCTGGAAGACGTACTCGCTGGCCGTCGACCTTTGCCTACGGTCGATGACTTCCTGGCCGCGTTGCCGGAGTTCGTGATGCCATGAGCGGGCACAAGATCACCGGCTTCCTCGGTGTCACCCCTCGCACGTCCAAGCGTCTTCTTCCCGACATGGGAGCGCAGATCGCGCAAAACATCCAGCTCTATTCCGGGGAAATAAAGCCAATAAAAAAGACGGCGTTGACCCACAGTCCGAGCGTTGAGAGCACTGGCGCCGCCAGCACCCAGCACAGCGCTGACGTGCCCCGTCGGTGGTGGGGGTACTAGCACCACGGTATCCAGATCGTATTGTTACACGTTCGTCAACAGCCTCGGTGAGGAATCCGCACCAAGCACACCTTCGACACTAGTGACCGGAAAGGTTGATAACACATGGACTTTAGCCGGGTTTATCGCCGCACCAACCAACGATCGGGTCGTATCATATAACCAGGCGGGTCTGAAACAACGGCTATACCGCACTTCTGGAACCAGCGGTGCCTTCCAGCTTGTGGCCGAGAGGACCGCAGCAGCCACGGATTGGGCCGACACGGTCCTGGACGCCAACATGCTCGGCGACGACCTTATTACTAATGGGTGGGTTCCTCCCCCTGTCGGGCTCAAGGGGCTGATCTCTCTGCCTAACGGAGCGCTTGCCGGGTTCTATAACAACCAGCTTTGTTTCTCGGAACCATACCAGCCCCAGGCGTGGCCTCTAAGCTACACCTTCGAGACGGACTCCCCAATTGTAGGTATCGCGGCGTATGGGACGACTGTTGTCGTCTGTACCAAGACGCGCCCTTACGTTGCCGACGGGCTCACGCCGGACGCTGTGACAATGCAATCCGTCACCGATGTGTGGCCCTGCCTGTCCAAACGATCCGTCTGCTCTGTCGGTGACGGTGTTGTGTTCTCCACCTCTCACGGTCTGGCTTACGTTGGTATGTCTGGTGTCACCATAACAACCCGCGACCTGTTTTCCCCTGACGTGTGGGAAGGCATGGGACCGTCTAGCACCGTTTGCCGGTCAGCGAACGGGCAACTCTACATCCTTTACAGCCCGGTCGGTGGAGTGCAGACAGAGCTACTGCGTATTGACTCCCTGGAGCGCGGAGTCGCTGTAACGCTGGAGGCTGACGCCAACATGCTGTACATCGACCCTATGAGCAGTGGTGTGTTTTTCGTTAAGAAAGAGGTTTACCAACTGGACGCCCTGTATGGATCACGCGCTCCTTATGTGTGGCGTTCCAAGGAAATCGAGTTTCAACGCCCGTGCAACCTGGGCGCCGGGCTGATCGAATGGGTCGGGACTATGTCCCCGACAGAACTAGCTGCAGCCTATGCTCTCCAGGCAGCACAAATCGCGTCCAACCAGGTGATCATCAATTCTGGAGTTAGCGTCGGAGCGCTCAACCAGGCTAACTTCAACGTCGACCCTATCAATGGCGCCTTTGGTGTTGCACCTATCCCGTCCCCGGCCGCGGATCTCGTCTACACACTGCTTGACAAGGATACGCAGCCTATAGTCTCCGTGAATGTGGAGCCTGGGAAGATGTTTCGCCTTCCGGCTGGATACAAAACTGACGTTGTCACCCATCAGTTACAAGGTAATGTCCAGGTGCGGTACTTGAAAATGGCAGAAACGCCTACTGACTTGAGGTCGCTGTGAAGAAGCTGCGCGCAATCCCACAGATTCCTGTTAGTGTCGACTCACAAACTCGCGCTGTTCTGGCCGCGCTTAAAGAAAACATCGAGACAATGAGTGGGCAGCGCGGGCAGGCCATCGCTAAGCTGGACAGCTCCGCCACGCTGGCAGACGTCATAAGCAAGATCAACGAGATTATCGGCTGATGGGCCTGGTGTTCGACAATAAAGAACGTGTCGGCACATGGGTTGCGGACCAGGTGGAGCAAACCGCCTCATGGGGGGATTTCTACGCCATGGGGCTAGAGCATCAGGGCGAGATCATTGCTGGGGTCGTGATCAACAATTACAACTCGGCCAATGCGACCTGCCACATAGCGATCTCCAAACCAACGCGGGAATTACCAGAGTTATTTCGCCACGTTTGCCTGTACGCCTTCCGGCAGTGTGGGCTGAAGCGGCTCACAGGAATGGTGCCAGCGAGCAAACCCAAGGTTTTGGCTTTCGACAAGCATCTCGGTTTCGAGGAAGAGTTCATCATGCCCTGTGCCGCGGCCGATGGTGGTGCGCTGGTAGTCTTGGTTTTATGGCCTGACAAGTGCCGATGGCTGAGGTGACTCCATGGATATGACACGTTTTCGCTTGATGCTCCTGCAAGGGACTGCTGACCCTTGCTTCGCGTCCTGCTATCACAAGAAAGACAGCAAGGCGCCGGATTACACACCAATGGCGAACGCCTCCCAGCAGGCCTCGGAGATGGGCCTACAACTAGGTCGTGAGCAAATGGCCATGGCCCAGGCTCAATATGATCGGGAGATGCAGACAGCCCAACCTGTGATCGACGCACAGCTCAAGCTGATGAACCAGCAGATCGCGCAGGGAGACGATACCTACAACTACCTGGTATCTCGCCAACGCCCGCTGGAAGATGCCCTCAACAACGAGGCGATGAGCTATGACTCCAAGGTGGATGACAAGGAGCGTAATCTCATCACTGGGCCAAGCGCGGACGTGTACGCTGCTCGCCAGCAGGACATCGATTCGCAAGTCGGTACGGCACTCGCTGATGTCCGGCAAGGCCAGGCCAGCACGACGGGGCAGATGATCCGCCAGGCGCTAAGGTACGGATGGTCTCCCGACCGCCTCGCGCAAATAGCCGGTTCTCAGGGAGTCACGATGGCCTCGCAGATGGCCGCCGCCGCGAACGGGACACGCAATGCCGGTATCGAGCAAGCTCGCGGGCTGATGATGCAGAATCGTCAGATGCGGCAAGGAGACCAGGCCCGCGAGTGGGGCAAGAAGATGGACGTGGCAGGCCTATATAGAGGGTTGGCCGGGGCATCACAGGGCTCCTACGGCCTGGCCCTCGGCGCCGGGAACAGTGCGGTTGGCAACGCAATGCAACCAGGAAATCAGCTCCTTGGGGCCAACCAGGGAGCCATGGGTACGATCATGCAAGGACAGGCGCAACGAATCCAGGGCCTGGGTAATGTTCTCGGGGTACAGGGCTCTATCTACAACAACCAGCAGGCCGGTGCCGGTAGCGGTTTGGGGTCGGCCATCGGGGCTGTTGGCCCCATCGCGGCAGCAGCACTGTGATGTTGGAAGAGATATTCGCCCGGCACAACAGGGTCGCCCTCTCCTTCAGCGGCGGGCGTGATTCTCTCGCGCTACTGCATCTGCTCCGACCCTACCTGGATCGCGTCACGGTCTATTGGCTCAACTCGGGCAATCCTTTTCCTGAGACTTTGGCACAAAGGCGCCAAGTGGCCGCCCCGGTCCCGCACTTCAAGGAGGTAGCCGGCTTCCAGCCAGAAGTGATTGAAATCGGTGGCTGGCCATCTGACATCGTCCCTCATCGATACACGAACGATGGAAACAAGGTCTTCGGACCCACACCTTTCCGGACGCAACTGCGAATGGACTGCTGTTTAAGGGCCATCATGGTTCCCCTCTATCAGGCCATGCTGGACGACGGAGTCACCTGCATCCTTAGAGGAAAACGCCGTGATGAACAGGACAAGACTGGCCTCGAATCCGGCTTTGTCTCCGAGGAAGGGATTGAACTTCAGTTCCCGCTGCTTGAGTGGACTGAGAATGACGTGGTTCGGTACCTGGAAGATAACGGCATCGAGGTACCTGAATCTTACAAATACGCGAAACGCTCACTTGACTGCATGGACTGCACCGCTTGGTGGGGAGAAGGGCTCGGGAACTACCTGGAGCATAAGCACCCTACCGAGGCCG